TGACAAACATCCCACAATTTTAGCAAGATTTGAAGAAATAGAAGATTGGTTAGAACATATAGAAGATAGAGTAGCAGCACTTGAGGAGATAGCACATCCTAAGTGTGGAATAGAGAGTTTTGATGGATACAGTACTCTTACAGATAGATTAGATAAATTAGAGTGTGTAGTAGGAGTATTAAAAAAAGAAAACGATGATAGATAGTGATAAATTAATAGAAGTTTTAAAACAAGGCATAGTGCTAATAAAGTTTACAAGTTTAAAGAGTGGCAAAGTATATGAAAGAGAATATACAACACATGATAGTGTTATGCCCATAAAGTTTAAACAATCCGCATCAGATAAAATTATTTGTTATGATGTGGAGTTTAAAAAGATGGAGGATATAGAAGTTTCTACTATAGAAAAGTATGTTCCTCTTGAAAAAATCTCCTAGTAATAGGGGAAAGACTCGTAAGAGTAGAAGGAGAGAAAGATGTTAGAATTCTTTCAATGGGTGTCAGCATGGATTGCTGTTATCCCAACAATCGTGTTGATTGCCTCATTTATTTCAGCAATCACACCAACTCCAATCGATGATGGTTGGATGAAAAAAGTTTACAAAGTTCTGGACTGGTGCGCACTTAATGTGGGTAAAGCAAAGGATAAGTAAATGGCAGACGGTGTAGATAGTAGAAATGAAGTCGAAATTGATTTAGATAAGTATATGAAGCTCATTGACCAACTTGATGAGCAAGAAGATAAAATCAAAGAAATGCAGGCAGAAGCCGCCGCAGCTAAGAAACGCTTAGCACCTCCCAAAAGAAAGTTTATGGATTTATTCTTAGATGATAATGACATAAATGAGAAATCTATTATAGGTTTCTTATCTTTCTTTTTGATGTTCGTATTCGGAACTTGTGATTTAGTCACAGCTTTCTGGGGTATGGACTTACTAATCTCCGATACAATCTACACCTCATTCGTAGTTGTAACCCTCGGAGCATTTGGTATCAGCGAGGCTGGGAAGGCCTTTGGTGGCAAATAAAAATAGTTCTTGACATTTGGTTGTTTTTTCTGTATAATATACATTATGGAAAAAATTACAAAAGACAAGAAAAACAAACAAGCGAATACTTCTAACTCTAACGAGGACAGAAGTGTTCGCTTTTTTTGTGAGTACTGTTCGGGTATTCCTGTTAAGGAGTGCTCAGGTTATAAATGTTGGGAAAGATAGATGAACTTATTTTATTTAGATGAAGATTTAGACAAGTGTGCGCAGTATCATGTCGATAAGCATATCGTCAAGATGCCGTTAGAAGCTGCACAGCTTCTTTGCACAGCAGTATGGATTGACCATCTACTTGGATTTGTTCCTCGTGCGCTTAATGCAGAAGAAAGAGAAGTCTTAAACACTGCTAAAGCAGACATCAAACATTTACCAATGGAGGAGAGACCGCTAACTCCGTATTTACCAATGATGTACAATCATCCTTGTACAATATGGACTAGGTCTAGCCTCGACAATTTTGAGTGGGTTCACTGTTACGCAAATGCTCTAAATGATGAATACAACTATCGTTATGGCAAATTACATAAGTCAGTGATTGAAGTAGTCAATAAGCTGCCAGAACCTAAGAATATGCCCCGCAAGGGACTCACTCCCTTCGGTATGGCAATGCCAGATGAGTTGAAAGATGAAGATAATGTTATTGAGTCTTATCGCTTATATTACCATACTGACAAAGCAACGTTTGCTAAGTGGTCTCATCGTCCTCAACCTGATTGGTGGGACGAAGGACTAGCTTGGACAGACAAAAGAATAACAGCTAAATGAATGAGACATTAGGAATATTATTAGTAATAGGCGCAGCATATTTTGCTTATATGTCTAGTCATTTAGTATCTGAAAAAAAGAAAGGGAAAAGAATCCCTTTACCTTGGGAGAAGGAATGAAAATAACAATTTATAGTAAACCAAACTGCCCGTATTGTACAAAGGCAAAGTTTATAGCAGAGCATCATCAAGATGTAAAAGAAGTAAGATACCTTATGCTAGGAGAAGATTATGAAACTAATAATTTTATGGCAGAGTTTCCTACAGCTAGAACCTTTCCACAGATTATAGTAAACGGCACAAAGATTGGTGGTTATACAGACTTGGAAAAATTTCTAAAGTCTGCTGACGAAGTTAGGGAGGCGCTACATGGCGGAGACCAACAAGTATAAATTTAAAGAAGATGAGATTCTATTACTGATTAAAAATCATATACTACAAACATATGATGCTCATTATTCAATGAACAAAATTCAATCTACCGAGTTTATCGTAGACGCAGGGCATGGAGAAGGTTTCTGTTTAGGAAACATAATCAAATATGCACAACGCTATGGTAAGAAAAATGGTAAGAACAGAGATGACTTACTAAAAATTATTCATTATGCAATCATATTAATGGGTAGCGAAGATGAATAATGATGTATTAATAATGCTTCTTTTACTGCTGGCTAAGCATGTATTAGCAGATTATTTTTTACAAAAACCTTGGAATGACAAGGGAATCTACGGAAGTAGAGGAGGCATAGAACATGCTATCATTCATGCTATAGGAACTGTGATGGTGATGAATTTCTTTGTACATCCAGCGTGGGCAGTTATTATTGCCTTCTTGGATGGCATTGCTCACTATCACATTGACTGGGCAAAAACCAATATAAAGTCTCAATACAAACTAAAAAAGAATCAGACTTTATACTGGGGGTTACATGGAGTTGACCAATACTTACATATCCTAACATATATTTTAATAGTTTACACAGTAGGAGGGTAAATTGGCAATAAAGAGTAAAGCACATGAAAAGTTATCATTTGATAACATAGAACGAGTAATTCAACAACTCGAAGAAGATAATCCTATCACAAAGAAAGAAGCTTGTGGTATGTTGAATATTAGGTATAACACGACCAGACTTCAACGAATTATCGAAGACCATCAAGACCTTAAGCAGTTTCGTGAAGCACGAAAAGCACAGAACAAAGGTAAGATGGCAACACAAGATGAAATTAGAAGTGTAGTAAAAATGTATTTAGACGGAGATAACTTCTCAAGTATCGCTAATAGTTTATATCGTTCTCCAGCGTTCGTTAAGAACATAGTAGAAAGAGTGGGTATTCCACAAAAATTAGCTGATTCTGATTACGAAGGAATGAGAAAAGCAATGCTGCCAGAGCAGTGTGTAGCTTCCGAGTTTCAGTATAATGAAAAGGTATGGTATCCTCGTAAAAATAGATTTGCATTAGTAAAAGAGGAGTTTACACAAAAGTATCAGTCAGAAAGACGTGGCTTTGCTTGCTATGGTAATATAGCGCAGTGTGTAAATTATGAGGACACGCATGGAAGTAAATGCTACAAAATATTTATTTTTGAGCCTTGTGATACCTCTCAAACTCTTTTCCCTTGGGTAGACGGTGAGAGAACTGGCTACTGGGGTACTGCCCTTGCACATGATTTAGGAAGTCTGAAACATTTACAAGAATATTTATAAGGATTACAATGTTGGAAATAATAATAGCGTTCTACGCTTCGGGCGTAGGACTTGCTTGGTGGCAGATATGGCTACCTTGCTACAGGGCAATAAAACACTTACAACCAAACCATATTTTGGCAAGAAAACCAATATTGGCTAACTTAGTGGTGATTTTACTATTTATAATAGTATTACCTGCTTTAACAGTAGTTTTATTGATTGATGATAAGAAAGAACAGTTTATAAAAGGATTCGTAAGAGGAGCAATTGAAAAATGATAGACGATAAGTATTCAACTTATGTAGACGGCAATAAAAGAGCCGATGTTATAAAACTTGATGGCCATTGGGGTTGTAGGTTTTATGAAGATAATAAAGCAGTAAAAACAGAATTTTACAAAGGACATAGTGAATCTTATGCCGAAGATGCAGCAGAGAACTATGTTATGGGTATAAAAATAATATAATGGCAATATGGTATATGAATTTATTAAATGAGCAAAGAGGAGGCACTAGTATGTTTAGTGTAAAAGTAGATTATCCTAAAGGTACTTATGTAGAATCAGATACCCCACCTGAAGAACAAGAACACAAAGGGTGGTATTGGGACAGTGAAACAAAGAAATTTTACAGATGGGACAACAGTCCGAGGAGTAATTAATGAATTATTTATTAGAAGCATTATGCAAGAAACTTGAAGGCGATATAGCAATAGCAAAAGCAAATATACTTACATACCAAAGAAACTCGGTAGGTATAGGAGAACACCCTGAGATAGTAGAAGCTATCGAAACAGAGATTGCTAAATTAGCCGAAGCGGAAGATAAGTTAGGCGCAGTCAAAAGACATTTTTCATAGGAAAGGAAAAATAAATCTTGACACCGCCTCAAATATTTTGTATAATATAATTATATTTTAGGAAATAGTTAATGAGTGATAGATTTTATATGCAAATGGTACAAACAACTGGGTGGGCACCTGGTTACAAAAATACCTCAACTATAGAAGAATACAAATCACGATTTGGCTCAACAAAAAGGAGAAAAACAATGTCTTGGACAGACGAGAAAAAACAAGAAGTTATCGACATGTATGTCGGTGAAGAACCAACTCCAGAAAACAGTATGGAGATTGTAGCGGATATCGCAGAACAGGTGGAGGAATCCCCAAATGGCGTTAGAATGATTCTTACAAAGGCAGGCGTATATGTAAGAAAAACTCCAGCGGCTAAGAGTTCAGGCGGTTCTGGTGGTGGTAGAGTAAGTGTTGCTGATGCACAGTCATCATTAACTGATGCTTTGAATGATGCAGGTCAAGAAGTTGTCTCTGCTATTGTTTCAAAACTAACAGGTAAAGCAGCAGTTTACTTTACAACTATAGTAAATAACTTAAACAATTAGTTTTAGTTCTTTAGCTAGGGTATCTTAGGGTACCCTAGTTTTTTGCATCTTTAATATATAACCATTCAGGTTTGCACATCAAATAATCATTTGTTAGACAACTGGAGGAAATATGACAAAAGATGAATTCAATAAAAAACTAGATGACGCAGGCGATGCTGTCATCACTTACAGAAGTAAGAACTCACGCAGATTAAAATACAACAT